TGGGAAGGCTTAAATGAAGAAGATGGAACACCTGTAAAATATTCAACTAATAATTTAAAAGCTTTATTAGAAGATCCTTTTTGGACTACTGCTGTTTTAGATACTTATGGAAAAGCTTTAGAGGCAAGTAAATTAAAAAACTAAAAGAGGCAGTTCAATATTGGGCAGAAGGAGGTGAAGACACTAGCTTACAAGCCTTCGAGGATGCCAAAATATTTGGAATTGAATTGCCACCAAAGCAATCAAATAAAGATGAACATTTTGTTGTATATCAAGAGAATTGGGATGCAGTTCAAATTTTTATGAAGGGACAGACACAATGGAATGTAAGTATGTCTGGTTTAGTTGGGTTTAAATATGAAATCTTTATTCTGGCTGGAGGATTATTTGACGTATATGATGTAAAGGATAAAAGAGATACATTGGAGCGTCTTCAAATTATGGAAGCTGCTGCATTAAATCTGTTCAACAAGAAAGATTCTTAAAATGGCAAGTAAAGTTGGTCAGGTTCTTGTTGAATTTAAAGGTACTGGTGATAAGGCAGTTATTGCTGCTTTTGATCGGTTAGGGGCTAGTGCAAGAAGATTTGGCAAAGACGTTTCTGCTACTCAAGCTACTGCTAAAAGTCTTCGTGATGTTGGTAATGCTTTCAAAAAACTTGGAGCTTCAGGAACAAATAGTATTAATTCATTACGAACGCAAATTAATGTTTTTACTGAATTAAGAAATCAAGCTGATATTACTGGAAAAGAATTTCAAGAGTTTAGTCGCCATATTGATCGTTTACAGCAAAAATTAAATAAGGCTACTGGTGTAGCAACCAAGTTTCAAACTAGATTAAAAGGTTTAGCAAAAGGTTTAACTTTAACTGGTGGTGCTGCTATTTCAGCCGGTATATTTGGTGGTCCTGTAACAGGAATAACAACTGCTATAGGAGGTCTGGCCGGTAGTGTTTTAGGAGGCCCTGCTGGTGCTGCTGCTGGAATTGGTATAGGTACAACTGTTGGTCTTGCTGGCTCACAAATCCAACAAGGTTTAGGTGGAATTGCAGAAACAACGGCTGAATTTCGTGCTTTACAGATATCTCTTGCAGGTGTCAGTAAAGATCAAGACGATTTCACTAAGAGCATGGAAGATATGCGGCAAATATCGATGAAGTTTTTAATACCCCAAAGAACTGCTATTAAACAATTTACAAGATTAAAAGCAAGTATTATTGGTGCTGGTTTTGATAGTGAAACTACTAAAGAAGTTTTTGAAGGTATGGGTGCAGCAATATTGGCAACTGGAGGCAATGTAAGTGATTTAAATAGTGCTTTAATAGCAGCCGCCCAGGTATTTTCAAAAGGCAAAGTTTCAGCCGAAGAATTGAGACAACAAATCGGTGAAAGATTGCCTGGAGCTTTTACATCTTTTGCAGATGCAATGGGAATTAACACAAAAGAATTAGATAAAATGTTAGAGAGAGGAGAAGTTAGTTTAGAAAACTTTAGGTTATTTGCTAGAGATATATTTAAAAAATACGGTGAAACTGCTGAAACACTTGCTGATGCTCCTGAAAAGGCAGGTCAAAGATTAGCCGTGTTTACTCAATTAGTTGCATTAGAATTTGGTGGTTTATTTGCATTGATAGGTGCTGGGTTTCAAAATAATATGACTGATTTAGCAAAATGGGCTTTAGCAAATAAAGAACAAATTAAAAAAGTTTTGGTTGATTTTATTATTTTTGGAGAAGATCTTTTTGAATTATTTAATCAAATTGGAAAAGGATTATTTCAACTTTTTGAACCTTTAATAATTATTGTTAATGAGGTTGTAAAAAAAGTAAATGAATTAATAAGAGTATTAAATCGATTAAACAATAATAAACAATCTATAACAGATTTACAAACACAATTAAAAGCAAAAATTGTAGCGTCGGGAGATAAAGATTTTAGAAAACAAATTAGAAATATGCATCCTGATATTAAAAAGGAAGCAAGAGAAATACAAAAGAAAGAAGGATTAAATAGAGATGAATATCTTAAAGTAATTAAAAAAATATATCGAGATCGTCTTGGAATAGAAGATGAAGTTATAGAAGAATTAAATTTAGAAGAACGGAGAGCCAAATGGTTTGAATCATTTAATTTTGATATTTCTAAATTAAAATTTGGAGCGGCTGTTCCAGAAAACAAGCCTGGTGGAAAAGATGGGAAAGGTGGAAAGAAAGAAGGGCCATTTTCTGACTTTATAAAAGAATTAGAAGATTTTGATACAGCACTTCAAAATGTAGTGGTGAATGGTTTTCAAAAAATGGAAGATGCAATTTTTAGTTTTGTAACTACAGGAAAACTTGCATTTAAAGATTTAGTAACCAGTATTCTCCATGACTTAACTCGTTTAATTATCAGGCAATCAATTACCAAACCTTTGTTTGCAATGTTTACAGGCTTATGGAGTAAAGATGGAAATGCTTTTGCAAGCAACAATATTGTTCCTTATGCCAAAGGTGGTGCGTTTGCTAAAGCAGTACCTTATGCACGAGGTGGTGTAGTTGATAAGCCAACCATGTTTAAGTATGGCGGTTCTAATTTAGGCGTGATGGGAGAAGCGGGCCCGGAAGCTATTTTGCCCCTCCAAAGAGGTAGAGGTGGAAAGCTTGGAGTTCAAATGAATGGTCGTGGTAGCGGTGGTGGAACAACCAATGTTAATTACACAGGGCCAACATTAAACTTTAACGGTGATGAATATGTACCAAGATCTGCTGTAGGTGGCATTATTAATGCTGCTGCAAACAAAGGTGCTGCAATGGGTGAGACATCAACAATGATGTCATTACAAAACAATCGTTCTTCTAGATCAAGGATAGGAATTAGATGAGTGTAGTTCCATTAGTTATTTTCATAGAAATCTATGATCCAAAATTAGTGCCTGCTTCAGGAAATATTGCTGGTGCTATTCAACATCGTTTTCAAAATAGTGAGCCAAGTTCAAGTGGTATAACTTTTAATGGAGCAAGATTTTACTTTCTTTCTTTTATTTATCAAGGTGCAACAAGAAGTAAAGATGGTAACAACCTTGAGTCTGCACTTGTATTGGCTAATGAAAGCAATGATAGAGAAGGCTCAGTTGGTGCAAATAAATTATCAATGAGTTATGCCTCAGAAGCTGTAAATAAAGGTTGGAGTGTAAGAGTTTCTACTTGTCAGATGACTGATGCAACTTTCTCTTCAGTAAAAACAACTTTGGCTAGTGATACTTGGAAAATAACTTCAATGGGGTACGACAATGCAACTATTGAGATTATGCTTAGTTCATCCATAGATGCTATTGGAGGTAATATTGGTCGTTTTTTAACAAGTAGTTTGGTTGGACATTTACCTGTTACTGGTCGAATAGCTACGAATTGAGAACTGCTTTATTGCTGGGATTGCCTTATCGTTTAGGGGCTAATCCTGATCAACATAAAGCTGCTGATTGTGCTTCTTTAGCTGGACAAGTTATTAGAAATTATGGAATAGATTTTCCTTTTCAAAACCGTGATTGGTACAGACGTTTAAGAAAAAAAGATTATGAGGTATTTCGTGATGAGCTTAAAAAGTGGGGAACGCTTACAACAACCGCTAATATTGGAGTTGTAGCTCTCTGCAAAGCAGAAAAAGGCTACGCTTTAGCTGTTTATTGGAAAGGCGGTTGGCTATCATTCGCAGACAAGACGGTTCGATGGAGTCCCATAGGAGGATTGGAGGTTTTAGAACTTTATTACCCTACGAAGTAGAACTATGTGAATCTTTAGGCATAACTGATAAAGAGTATTTTGAATTTTTAGATTTAATTGAAGCTGAACCTGTAGATGCAGAGATTGTATGTATGCCTAGTGCTTTGATAGCAATGGGTTTTGCTCATTTTGTTCCTACTACTGTTGGATATACAATTCTTTGGGGCAAAATAGCTGCCACTCTTGCAATAATGGCAGCATCTTATTTGCTGACACCAAAACCTAAAGAACAAAGTGCTGGCCCTAGATTAGATATAGGAGGAGTTCAAGGTAGAAGTCGTTTTAACCCTACGAGTGGTTTTGAGTCTTTACAAGATCTAGCTTCATTAGGTTCGTTTATACCTTTGGTTTATGCAAGACAAGGTGTAAGAGTTTCTAGTCAACTTCTTTGGTCACAACTAAGAACTGCTCAGTATGGTCAAGTTATTAATGCTATTTGTTTATTTTCTAATGGTGAACTAGGAGCAAAACCACAATTTAATTCATTTGCTTTAGGTGAAACTTTTTTAGCTGATTTAACTTTATCAAAACAAAAAATATATTTTTCAAGAGGTAATAGATCTAATAATAGATTAAAAGGAGTTGCAGATACACAAACTCCATCATCATCAGATGATCAGTACCCAGAAGGTACATCTAAAAATACAAATAATTATCGAGCAAGAGGTGAAAGAGAATATGATGATGTTGATCCTTTTAAAGTAAAAGTTTTTGCTGAAAGTTATAGTGGTGGAGATGCTAATTTTGATTACAAGCCAAGTTTTTCAAGCACTAAGACTCCTGCATCAGGTTCTAAATTTGGCTTATTTTCACCTATGCCAAATGGTAATGCTTATAAATTAAATTGGGAATTAATATTGCTTTTAAGAGATGCAGATGATGGTGTAAAAAAAGATTTAAGAATTAAAATGGGTAAATTGGTACATAAATATCCTAGATATGTAGGAATAACAAATCGTGGAGAATCTCCAACTTATTCATCAGCAGGAAATAGAGTTATTTTAAATCCTAATCAAACAGGAAATGTTTGGGTTAATTATCGTATTTATCACTCAACAAATGAATCAGCATGGATTGATTCTTCTATTACAGATGTAGATCCTAAGAAAAAATGGAATAAATTTTCACCGTGGGGTTCTCAAGACGCAAAATCAAATTCCGACACTGTCAGAGAATCTGTTGATGATGCAATAAAAATTGGTCAGCAGTATATGGTTGGCTCTACTTTAATGACAGCAACTGAAGAAGATAATGGGAATATATGGGTTGGAGGTAATGATGGCTTTCAAAAAGCTATTAAATTTGAATCTGATGAGCCTGGTTATTTAGAATTTAGAAATACAGATGAGACAGCCTTACCATACGAATCTTTAATCGTTCAAAAAGTTGAATTAGCTACTTGTGCTAATGCAAGAGAAACTGATGTTACTGAAATTGGAATTAAAAGTACAGTTTGGAGACGAATCAGTGGTTTCCCTAATGTTAACGAAATGCCTTCTCAAGAGCGCATTGGTTCTTATGAAAGACAAAACGGTTCTATTCAATTAGGAAGTGTAAGTAAACATGTTAGACGACTTAGTTTTTTTAAAGTACAAGCAAAAAAAATGGATTCAGGAGATAATTTTGTAGATATAACTTCCAAGGTTTTATGTGTTCAAGGTTCTTCTCCAACTGCACAATATAATGCCATTTTTATTAATCATCATATTCCTAGTAAATATGAATTTAGGTTTTTACCAGTTGCAGGTAATGTAGTTTTAAATCACTATGCTGATCGTATAGTTCATGTTTTGGGTTACGCTGAAACATTGAGATCTGATACTAATCATCATTTAGGATTAACAATTTCATATCATGCTTCAGAAGGACAATTACCTCTCTCAAATGAAATTGATGAAGGTAGTAATTTAACAAATAATCCTGAATGGTTGAGAGGAGGATTAGGTGCTGAATTACCTTTTGTAGATCCTGATACTGGAGAAGAAGTTACTGGTGGGCCTGTTAATAATTTCACGCCTCCTTCTACTGGTAATCCTATATTTCCAGGACCTGTTTATTCTTCATCTCATAGAATTTTTGCTCCTGATAATAAAACTACTTACACAGGAACTGGCCCTGGAAACGTAATTCAAACATGGACAAATGTTACTCAAAGAAATTTAAAAGGTGTTCCTGCTGATGGAATGAATTCTTATTTCAGTCCTTATCATGGAATAGCAGCAGTTGCAATTAAAAGTACAAGCGAAATATGGACATGGCTTATCATTTTTGGAGGAACATTATTGCCTAATGGTTTGACATTTACAATGCCAGCAGGAGTTGTTCCAATGGAAGATAGTGATTGGTCTGAGCCAATGGAAGAATATGCTGGTGGAGTACCAACAGGTAAATGGCATAGATTTAAAGTTGCTAAGAATCCTTCTTCTTTAGGGAGTGGAGAAGACTGGAGATATAAAAACTCAGCAGGACATAATGTTTATGGTGTTGCGTTGCAAGAGGCAGATCGACCACTACCGACTGAAAGTACTCCTGTTGTTAGATCAACGACTACAACAAAAGGAGTAGGCAGTGGTATGGAAGTGCAAGTAAAGACTAAAACAGATGGTGTTAGTACATATAAAGAATTTGTACTTTTTGCGTCAGGTGATGGCTATTTTAACGGCGATACAGTCACTATTGATAATGAATCTCCAGTCGTAACTTTAACAGTTACAGGAAAAGAAAAACCTAGTTTTGTTCCAGATGTAGATGAACATTCTGATTGGTCAACAGATGGAACTGCTGGTTTTTATACAAATTATTGGCAAGTAATTGCTCACAACAATAATAATGCGATAGCTGATTATTTTATGTTTGATTCAGAATCTTCAAGCCATGAAAACGGTTCTGAACATGAGATTTCTTATATAAATGAAATTAAACATGAAGGTACAAGTAGTAATCCACAAATAAATTATGAACATCTTGCGATTGCAGGAATAAGAATAGGAGCAACAGGTTCGTTAAATAGTTTTAATTCTCTTTCTGCTTTTATTCAAGAAGGAATAAAGGTAGATCGTTTAATTCCAGATTCAAATCCTAATCAGAATCCCCCAGTTTATATAAATAGACAGCTTGATCCTAATCATTTTTCCTCTACCGATGATTTTGTAGAAATAGTGCATGACTTATTAACTAATACAGCTTATGGTGCTGGGGATATTGTCGGACATGATGGTGTTGATCGTGCAAGCATGATTGAAGGGGCTAGGTATTGTAGAGCTAATGGTTTTTTCTGGAATGGTGTTATTGATCGTAAATTTAATTTAAGAGAATTTATTTTTGAAAATGCTGGTTATAACTTTTTAGATTTTTCTATTTTAGGTGGTCGTTTTAGTTTAAGACCAAGTTTCCCTATTAATGGAGACTATACAATTAATTATGAGGCAGGAATTAATTCAGGTATTGATATAAAAGCTTTATTTACTGATGGAAATATGAAAGATATAAAAGTTACTTTTTTAACTCCAGAAGAAAGAAAAATGTTTAAAGCAACTGTTATTCATAGAGAGGATAAGATCCACCCTATTACAAAAATTGCTGGTTTCCCAGAAAACATAGCGAAAACATACGCTTACAACCCCACTGGACAAAGTGATTCAAGTTTCTTCCCAACCGCTGAACAATTACCAGAAGAAGTATTTGATTTAAGTAATTGGTGTACGAGTGAATCACATGCAAAATTATTTGCTGCTATTGCTTTGTCAATTAGAAAAGAAGTTGATCATGGAATTGTTTTTCAGACACCACCAAGTTCTGTATTTGGATTAGTAGCTGGAGATTATATTCGAGTACTAACTGAATCAACACATACAAGTCGATTTAACAATGGCAGTATTGACGAAGACGGAAAAGTTATTGCTAGGTCAACAATTTCTGGTCAGATTAACGCTTATGTATGGAGTCCTGGATCTTTAGGTGGTATTGAATCAAAAAGTTTTAGTGTTAATAGTGACGGTATTAATTCCGCAGGATTAAAAAATAAATTGTTTGCCCAAGTTGACACCACCGAAGAAGATAGAGTTTACAAGGTCGAATCTATTACTTACGGTGAGGAAGGGTTTATTCAAATTGCTGCTAGTCATGCTCCTTTGATTAACAACAAACTTGCTGTTCTTTATAATGCAAGTCCTAACGCTGTAAATGGTGTTAATTTTGCTGATCGATTTCCTGAATTAAGAGGTTAATGGCTCAATTCAAACCTATAAATGTAACTCCTTCCACAAGAAGTTATTCTCCTGGTGAGTACCCACAAGTTGAGTTTGAAGCTCAAAATGGTGTTAAGACTGTTATTCGATATGGAAAAAACAGAACTGGTTCTTCGTTAAGTCTAGGATTTGATAATATTTTAGATTCAGATGCTGCTGCAATTTTGCAAAATTATGAAGATATTAATTCAGTTTGGGATGAAGTTACGTTTAATGGAACGAATGTTATTAACGGTGCAGACAGCGCTTTGCAGTCATATTTTCTTGAAAGAACAGAATTAAAATGGCGATATGACGGGCCTCCAGAGGTCACAAGTGTGGTTCCTGGACGTAGCAATGTTCAATGTAAATTTGTTGCTTGCCTCGATTCGCCTTAGAATATAATGACTGTTTAATTTAAAGATTGTCGTGGGCTACTATTCAGGCGGTGATGGGTTGATGAAAGTGGGTACTACCACAGTCGCAACCGTAACTACATGGAGTTTTACTGCATCACAAGAAACCTTAGATATCACAACATTAGGTGACCACGACAGAAAACTTGTTGGTGGAACTCGTAGTGTTTCTGGTAGTGCATCTATTTCTTGGTATTCAGCATCAGGTGCAACTGCTGGTGACAAAATGGCTTCTACCTTGATGGGCAATCTAATAAAGCTAGATGGTTCTGTCTCGGATCAAGTAGCCTTAACACTTGGTATTACTGATTACGATAACCAAGAAAAAAGCATTACTATGACTGTCGTTTTAACAAGTATTGCTATGACTAGTAGTCAAGGTGAAGTATTGTCTGCTGAAGTTTCCTTTGAGGCTGCTGATGCACCTTCTGCTCTTACTCTTGATAACGCTTAAATAGATGCCCACCTATTTAGGTAGTGGAGGGTTCATTGAACTCAAACGAACATCAATGGAGCATAGTTTAAATGCTTCATTGGTTCCTAGTGACGTTAATACTTCAAGAAAAAGATTTTCAGTTGCTGGTGTAAAAACAAATATTATTACTGGAGATAAAGTTGAAATTAAAAGAACAGATAGTACTGCAAATTTAGAATTAGTTTCTGGTCATTCAGCTAATGATGGTAGTTGGTTTGTTCATGTAGATGATATAGGAGGGATTCGTTTATATGAAACCTTTGCGTTGGCTGTAGGAGGAACAAAAGCAAGTGCTTTAACTTTAGTTGTTCCTTCTGGTAACCAAGACATATCAATAAAAGCAAGAAATACTAGTTATAGACCGTTAGCAAGAATTGAAGAATATGAGTTCACAACACAAAGAGATCAAATAGAAATTAGTCAGTTAGGCGATGTTTTTAAAAGGCAATATGACAATGGAATGATTCAAGGACAAGGTTCAATGACTTGTTTTTGGGAACATAGATATGTAGCGACAGATCCTGATTATTCAACTGGGCAAGAATTTTCTTCTTATTTAGCTCGTTTAATTTTACGAGTACAGCAAGGTTCAGACTTTTTTGGTCGATTTTTTCTTTATAGAGAATCTGCTTCTTCTGCTAATAATGCTTGGTACGAATGTGATGCTCAAATAACAAGTTGTAGCGTCACTATTCCTAATGTTGGAATAGTTAAAACTCAAATTGATTTTATTACTTCAGGAGAATTTAGTCTTCAAGTAGGTGCAACGCCTGGTTATGTCTTACAAGAATCTACTGATCACCTATTACAAGAGGATGGAAGCAAAATTTTCTTAGAAGATGATGCGACATAATATATATAAGGTATAAACTGTCTCTAAAGACTAAGAGTTAAATGGCTGATCTTCAAATAAGTCAACTGCCTCAGTTAGCTGAAGCAGATCTAGGGGCTGCGGATGAACTTGCAATTGTTGATGATAGTGCGTCAGAGACAAAACGAATTACAGCGAAAGCTTTAGTTGAAAGAGGTGTTGCTTTAATTGATGCTGGTTCAATTCCTGGTACAGCATTAGCAAGTCTTGGGGCAGGAACTGTAAATACAGCGGCTGTAGCTGATGACGCTATAACAGCAGCTAAAATTGTGGCAGGAGCAGTAGGCGCAAGTGAGATAGCTGATGGATCAATAACAGCTACAGAAATAGCAGCTAATACTATTACGGCAGGGCAAATAGCAGCTAATGCCATAGGTGCTTCTGAACTAGCTGATGACGCTGTTGATACTGCTGCTGTAGCCGATAGCGCAATTACAAATCAAAAAATAGCAAATGGAACAATTGCTTTTGCAAAGTTAAATCTAAGTAACGGAGATATAGCAGGAGCAAAAATAGCTAATAATTCAATAACAGCAGGACAGATTGCTGCCGATGCTGTGGGTGCAAGTGAGCTTGCTAATGATGCTGTAGATACAAATGCTATTGCAAATGTAGCTGTTACAGGGAGCAAGATTGCAAGCAACGCAATAACAAATATAAAAATTACAGACGCAACAATAACAGGAGCAAAATTAGTTAATGACACAATTACAGCAACACAGATAGCTGCTAATGCAATTACAGCTTCTGAATTAGCAGACGATGCTGTAGATACGGCTGCAATTCTTGATGATGCTGTAACTTCGGGAAAACTTGCTGCTGGTGCTGTTGACACAACAGCGTTAGGTGCAGCGGCTGTAACTGGAGCAAAAATAGCTGGAACAACTATTACAGCAGCAAATATTGCCGCTGGAACTATTACAGCTACTGAACTTGCAGCCAATTCTGTTGGTGCTAGTGAAATTGCGGCTAATGCTGTTGGTGCTAGTGAATTAGCTGACGATGCGGTTGATACTGCTGCAATAGTTAACGCAGCAGTCACCAATGCAAAGATTGCTGATGCAACTATTACTTATGCAAAATTAAATCTTGCAGATGGTGATATTCCTTCTGCCAAAATTGCCTCTGGAGCTATTGGCAATGCACAAATAGCAGCAAATGCGGTTGGGGCAACTGAATTAGCAAATGACGCAGTTGATACCGCTGCAATTCAAAACTTAGCAGTAACTGGAGCAAAGATAGCCGCTACCACAATTACAGGAGCAAAAATAGCTGCAACAACAATTGAAGCTGGAAACATAGCTGCTAATACAATTACAGCCTCAGAGATAGCAGCAAATGCAATAGGTGCAAGTGAACTAGCAGACAATGCAGTTGATACAGCAGCGATAGCAAATTCAGCAGTTACTAATGACAAAATTGCAGATACAACAATTGCTTATGCAAAGTTAAATTTATCAAATGGAGATATTGCTGGAGCGAAGATTGCTGATAACTCTCTTACAGCAACTCAAATAGCAGCCAATGCTATTGGATCTAGTGAGTTAGCAGACAATGCAGTTGACACCAATGCCATTGCGGATGATGCGGTAACAGGAGCAAAAATAGCTGCAACAACTATTACTGGAGCCAATATTGCAGCTACAACAATTGCAGCAGGAAATATTGTTGCAAATACTCTTACCGCAAACGAAATAGCTCCAAATGCAATTGGCGCTTCTGAACTTGCAGACGATGCGGTAGACACAGCGGCTATAGCAAATTTAGCTGTAACAGGAGCAAAGATTGCTGCTTCAACAATTACAGCAGCAAAATTAAATTTATCTGCTGGAGATATTGATGGGACAAAGATTGCAAACGATTCACTTACAGCAACTCAAATAGCAGCAAATGCAATAACAGCTAGTGAGTTGGCTAATGATGCTGTAGACACAGCAGCTATAGCTGATAATGCCGTAACAGCAGCCAAGATTGTTGCTAATGCAGTAGGAGCTTCAGAACTTGCTGACAATGCGGTAGATACTGCGGCTGTAGCAGATGCTGCGATAACCACAGCGAAAATAGCTGATGGGGCTGTAACAACAGCCAAGCTTTCAGGAACTATTGAAGCTGGAACTCTTGCAGCTAATTCGGTAACAACAGCAAAAATTGCCGATGATGCGGTTACAGCAGCCAAGCTTGGAGCAGGTGCTGTTGATACAACTGCTTTAGGTGCTACTTCTGTAACAACAGCAAAGATCGCTGCTTCAGCCGTCACTGATGCAAAAGTAGCAAGTGGAATAAGTGGAGCAAAGCTGACTGATGGAACGGTTACAGCAGCCAAGCTCCTTACAAGTGATATTGATAGATCTTTAAATATTGCGGCTGGAAAATTAGGAATTAACAATACAATCTCGGCTGGAACAAGTGCTGGAATTAGCTATAACGCTCAAGGCTTAATAACCGCTGTAACTGCACTGGTAGCAAGCGATTTGCCTGTTGCAACCGCTACTGCGGTTGGCGGCGTTTCTGTACCTACAGCAGGTGGTTTAACAGTTACAGGAGCAGGAGCAGTATCTATTGCAGCAACAACAACTGGTGCTACGGCAACAAAAGTTACCTTTAATAACTTTGGGCAAATAACAGGTACTTCGACTCTTGCTGCCGCTGATTTACCTGTTGCAACTGCTAGTGCTGTTGGTGCAGTTTCTGTTCCTACAGGTGGGCCTTTAACAGTTGATTCAAACGGTGCAATTACAGTTGCTGATTCTGGAGTAACTGCTGGAACAGGAACAAAGGTTACGGTTGATGCGAAAGGTAGAGTTACGAATCTTACGACTCTTCTTGCAAGTGATCTTCCTAGTCATAGTGCAGCATTAATTACTTCTGGAACTGTTCCAACAGCAAGAATTGCTAATGATGCGGTTACAGGAACAAAACTTGCAAACGCTTCAACAACGCTATTTGGATCTGTCGCCCAGACCGGGTTCCCGACATCCGAATTTACAGGGCAATTTTTCTTTGATTCTGTCTCTGAAGATTTATATATATATGATGGAAATGCTTATCAGCCAGTAACAACTTTAACAAAAGGTTCGCTGGTTTTTGGTGGTACTTTTAACGCTTCAACAAGTAAAGTTGCAAGTGTAACAACCGCAGGTGCAGCAGCAGGTTTAACGGTTGGATCTAATGTTCCAACTCCGACAACTAGTACCGATGGTTTATATTTAGTAGTTGAAAATGCTGGTACTCCTAGTGCGCCAGCACCTGTAGTTGCTCTTGCTCCACCAGATTACATTTTAGGTGTTACAAATACATCAGGAAGTTCATGGGAAGAAATTGATCTTTCGCAGACCGTGGCAGGGCAGGTTGCAAGCAATATTACTTTCACACCATTTGGTCAAATTCAAAGTACAAATTTGCAAGATGCTGTTGAAGAATTAGAAACAGAGAAGTTAGCAAAAGCTGGTGGTACTGTCACTGGTCAAGTGTTATTAGGTAATACTGCAACGCTTGTTTTTGAAGGTTCTAGTACAGACGCATTTCAAACTACTTTAGGAGTTGTTAACCCAACGACAGCCGATAAAACAATACTTTTGCCTAATACTTCTGGAACTTTAATAACAACTAACGATTCAGGCACTGTTACTTCAGCAATGATTGTTGACGGAGCAATACTTAATGGCGATATAAATAATGCTGCTGAAATTGCGTTTACAAAATTAGCTGATCTAACCTCTGCTCAGATTCTTGTTGGTAACGCATCAAATAAAGCAGCAGCCGTTGCAGTGACAGGAGATATAGCCATATCAAATGCAGGTGTTACTTCAATTGCCGCTGGAGTTATTGTTGATGCAGATATTTCTGGCTCGGCTGCGATAACAGGTAGCAAGATTGCTACTGGAACAACTAGTGCAGTTGGTGTTCTTCAGTTAACAGATAGTGCAGCTTCTACTTCTGCTACTACGGCTGCTACTCCTGCTGCTGTAAAGATTGCAAAGGACGCTGCTGACGCTGCTGCTACAACAGCTAATGCTGCCTTGCCAAAAGCAGGCGGTACGTTAAGTGACAACCTAATTATAGATAATGCAAAAAGTGTCAGATTCTCTGAAGCTGATTCAAATGGCGCACATTATTTAGCACTAAAAGCTCCTGATTCTGTAACGGCTGATATTACTTTTACTTTGCCTGATGGTGATGGCAGTTCTGGGCAAAGATTACAAACAGATGGATCTGGAAATTTAAGTTGGGGTACTGACAATGCAACAGATCCCACCAAGTTGCCATTAGCAGGCGGCACAATGACTGGTGCTATTGCAATGGGTACAAGCAAGATTACTGGTCTTGGAGATCCAACAGCAGCGCAAGATGCAGCAACTAAAACTTATGTAGATGCAGCAAGTACAACAGGAAATGCAGCTACAGCAACAGCACTTGCAACAGCAAGAACAATAGGTGGAGTCAGTTTTGATGGAACTGCAAATATAGATTTGCCAGGCGTTAACGCTGCTGGCAACCAAAGCACTACAGGAAACGCAGCAACAGCAACAAAATTAGCTTCTGCAGTCACGATTGGTGGTGTTAGTTTTGATGGTTCAGCAAATATAAATCTTGCTGGTGTTAATACCGCTGGTACTCAAGACACTTCAGGTACAGCAGCACTCGCAACCCAGTTCACAGTTACAGCAAATAATTCAACAGACGAAACTGTTTATCCTATCTTTGTAGACGCAGCCACTGGCTCTCAGGGTGCTGAAACAGATTCTGCTTTAACTTACAACCCTTTAACTGGAGCTTTAACTACAACAACCTTTATTGGAGCATTAACTGGAAATGTTACAGGTAATGTTTCAGGTTCCGCTGGTAGTTGCACAGGAAATGCTGCAACAGCAACAGCTTTAGCTTCAAGTGTAAACATTGGTGGAGTTGCCTTTGATGGATCAGCAAGTATCAATCTTCCTGGTGTTAACGCTTCTGGAACGCAAGACACTTCAGGAACAGCAGCATTAGCAACTGAATTTACAGTTACAGCTAATAACTCAACAGATGAAACTGTTTACCCATTATTTGCTGATGGTGCAACAGGTAGTCAAGGGGCTGAGACTGATACAGGTTTAAGTTATAACCCTTCAACTGGAAATTTAACGGCTGCACAGTTTGTAGGAAATTTAGCTGGTAATGCAAACACAGCCTCAACAGGAACAACAGTTGCTGTTACTGCTAATGAAAGTACTGATGAGTTGTTATATCTTGCGATGGTTGATGGGACAAGTGGATCTCAAGAGATTGAAGCTGATTCAAGTCTGCAATACAACCCTTCCACAGGAATAATAACTACTACAGGATTTGCAGGAACAATCCAAACTGCTGCTCAAGCAAATATTACTTCTCTTGGTACTCTTACAAGCTTGGCAGTTAGTGGTAACGCAACTGTTGGGGGCAATGCCACAATTACTGGAAATTTAATTGTAAATGGAACTACAACTACGGTTTCAAGTACCACAGTTGAAGTAGCTGACAAAAATATAGAGATCGGTAAAGTATCAAGTCCTAGTGATACCACGGCAGATGGAGGAGGTTTAACTTTACTTGGTGCTACGAATAAGACATGGAACTGGGTTAACTCAACTGATGCTTGGACATCTTCAGAACATATTCAAGTTGCTAGTGGTAAGACATTTATTGGAGATGGTTCAACCTTAACTGCTTTAAATGCTTCAAACTTAAGTTCTGGAACTGTCAATGTTGCAAGACTTGGATCAGGAAGTTCTGTTACTACCAAGTTCCTAAGAGGAGACAACACTTGGCAAACAATTTCTGCAACTCCAGAAGGAACAGCAATATTATCTACAGGCGAATCAGGCGGTACTAAGTTCTTAAGAGAAGACGGTGACGGAACGTGTTCTTGGCAAGCTGTAAGTGCTGCTGCTGCTGGTGCTTTAACTGGTTCAACGCTTGCTAGTGGAGTAACAGCTAGTTCTCTTACTTCTCTTGGAACATTAACTGGCTTGACTGTCGATGGTGATGTCACTCTGACAGGTGCAGCAAATAATGTTGTATGGGATAAGTCAGATAATGCTCTTGAATTTTCTGATGATGCTAAGGCTGCTTTTGGTTCTGGATCAGATTTTCAAATCGTACATACAGGATCAGCTTGTACTCTTATTAACAGCACAGGCACTACAACACTTGGATCTGCAGGCGTTTTCACTATTACAAATGAATCAGCAAACTCTACACGATTAACAGCTACACACGCAGGCTCAGTAGATCTGTATTTTTCAGGAGGGAAAAAGCTTGAAACAACGAATACTGGAGTATCAATTACAGGAAATATCACAGTATCAGGAACAGTTGACGGAATAGATATAGCTACAGATGTGGCTGCAAACACAGCTAAAGTTACCAACGCCACTCACTCAGGAGAAGTTACAGGGGCTACTGCCTTAACTATTGCAGATAATGTCGTCGATGAAGCAAATTTAAAAGTATCTAACTCTCCTACTAATGGATATTTCTTATCGGCTCAGAGTGGCAATACAGGTGGCTTAACATGGGCGGCTGTTACTTCCACTCCAGAAGGAACAGCAATACTTTCAACAGGTGAAACTTCTAATACTAAATATTTAAGAGCAGACGGAGACGGAACATGTTCTTGGCAGTTCTTACAAACTGACAATATTAAAGTTCAAAACGAAAATGGTGATACAGAGTGTTTTCCTACTTTTGGAAAAACTGCAACAGGCGATACTATCCAACTTCATTCAAATACGGCTTTAAAGTTTAATACTGCAAATGGAACTTTAACGGCTACAGCGTTTAGCGGATCAGGTGCAAGCCTAACCAACCTTCCTGGTGGAGTACAAGGTCAAGCTTTTTATGAAAGTCTAGGAAACGTAACTGTTAGTAGCAGTTACAGCATTTCAGCAAATTCAGTTGCTAACACTTATGGCACAACCAGCTTGAATTCTGGAGTTACTATTACTGTTCCTTCTACAAGTACTTGGATAACAGTTGGTTTTTAGATAGAATTTAAAATAACTAGTATGATCTATCTAAACACTTGAGATTATGGCTTACGGATCAGTCAAGGCAGACAACATAATTTATGATGCCTCTGGCTCAGACACCACTGCTGTTGTTTCAACGCTTGTTACCTCAACAGCAAACAACACGTACACTGGAACTCAAACTTACAACGGTTCTAGTAGTGCCTTTGGAGCAGTTTTTAAAAACACTGCTGAACCTGTGACGATTGCTGCTAGTGCTGCAACAGGAACAATAAATTATGATGTGACCACTCAATCAATTCTTTATTATACGAGTAATTCTTCGGCTAATTTCACTGTTAATTTTAGAGGGTCTTCTGGTACTTCTCTTAATAGTTTAATGTCTACTGGGCAGTCTGTAACTGTAGTTTTTATGAATACAAACGGAGGCACAGCTTATTACAATAATACAATTCAAGTAGACGGCTCTTCTGCAACTATTAAATATAATGGCTCTACAGCTTGGAGTTCTGGTAATGCAAATGATGTTGATATTTATACTTACAACATAATAAAAACAGGATCTGCTGCGTTTACTGTTTTTGCTAACCAAGCAAACTTTGGGAGTTAATTAACCATGCCCCATATTACTTTTGAGGGAAATAGTTCTGCTTATGCTTTTGGGTTCATGTATTCGATCCCACCAGAGCCTCCTGGTAGTTATAATCATCCAAATGGATATGCTGGTCAAGCTTATCAACCTCAAGGACATGCGTATATAAATGTTACGGTTAGAGGTGCAGGTGCTGCGACTCATTCCAGTTCCAAAGGCACTGTATGGGGGAGAGGATCTTCAGCAACTAAAAATAATGTTACTGCTGGTGATGTTTATGTTTATAGCCCTACTACTGCATCAGGTGGACAAATATCACAATGGAATAATGGATCTGACAATGCTGCTGGAAGTGGTGGTACTGGAGGTACTGCAAACATGGCTAGTGGTGCTTTCAATGGACGTGATGGTGGTGGTGTAGGAGTTGCTTTTTTAGGAGGACAAACGAGTGGTACTACTGACGTAATGGTTGCAGCAGGGGCTGGAGGTGCCAGTTACTATGTGTCTCGTACTACTAGAAGAGGCATGGCTGAAGGTTTTGTCTCAGGAAATCCTTCTGATAGGGCAACTAATGCAGCAACTGCTGGTGTCTCT